TACCGCTCTGCTCTTCCGAACATCCGGAAAGAATACTTTAAGGCCCTTTGGCTGGGTTTACTCCTTCTCGTGGTCGGCTTTGCCTCCGGAGCGGCGGTGGGTTGTCTATGGACTGAGATGGCCGACCGTATCATTGCCTCGGGTGTCATTGGCTCGTTCCTCTTCATTATCTTCTACCTGCCGTATTTCCTCATCGTCATGGAGATGCTAGCCTCCCATTACGATGGCGTCTTTGCCAAATACTCGGTTGCCTTTGCGGAGAAGACACTCCATCAGCTCGAGGAAACAAAGCGGCTGAGTGAAGAGGAAGCCAAAGAGATCCAAAAGATGATCGATGATGCCAAAAACCGGAAACCTTCGGATGATGATGCCGACGGCGACGATGACGATGACGATTACGAATAAACTATGAAAAAAGCCTCGGATTCCGAGGCTCTATTTCGTTACTGGAGCAAGTGACGGGAATTATCGATACCTTTCCCCTGCCTTCCGCTCCTTTCCGTATAAATCGAAAACATCAGATTATATGGTTTATTTTGTTAAACAATTGGTTGAACAATTCCGCCATTTTCCGTTTGGTTCCACTAAAAATGGTGTTTTTTTATGCTGGGAAAAGAGGAAAATCAAATGAAGGGAAACATTTATGAGGAAAATATTGTTCATGTTCTTGGCCGCATTAATTCTTTCTTCTTGCGGAACAGCTTCGCTTTCTTCAATGGCCGACAAAAGCGATTTGCTTGCTGATTCATCATCCCCGAAAACTGCCAAACTGACCGTTGTTGATTCATCGGGGACATTCGAATCTGTTTTTTCTGAGAAACTTCAGACAAACGGCATGGAGACTTTGAAAGACATCTCAGTTTTCGTTGACTTCTTTTCTTCAGACGGCGTTATTGGATGCTCTTTTTCAACCATCGACTGCCTGAGTCCGTACGACGATTGGTGCTTTATGGTCTCGTTCTCAAGTCCAAAAGAAGTCATCAAAGCCAGGATATCTAGGAAAAAATTCACTCTGTCCGGAGTTGAGTATGACTATGTTGTGAATTACGGTTCGAGCAATTGTGGGGTATCGACATGCGACGACGGCGAGGCTAGGCCTTCTTAGAAGCCGAAGTAGCCATAGAGAATTGATCCTCGACCCTCTTGATCAGAAGGTCCTGATCTTCCGCCTTTACGTGGTTGGCATACGTCTCAAGGAAAACGCTAACGGTGTTTCCTTGCATTTTTGCTGCTGCGGCCACGTCGGTAATGGTGTAGCACTTTGACCCTAGCCAAGTAGCCATGGTGTGCTTTAATCCATGTGGTGTGTTTCTTTTTATTCCGGCGATTTGGCAATACTTTGTCATCATTCTTCTAATGGCGTTTTTCGAAATCGGTTTTAAGCTCCATGAGGGCGTGAAAAGGTATCGATTGGGTTCTCCTCCGATTTCCTTGATATAAGCCTCCAAAACCTCGTAAACGGGTTTTGGCAGTGGTTTTGCCCTGTAGCTTGTCGCCGTTTTCAAATAATCGCTGTCCAGGTGTTCCCCCAAACCGGTTCTTTCGATGATTTGGTGGCTGAAAACTATCTGATGGTGCACCTCGTCATAGTCTCTTACCCTCAGGGCAATGAATTCACCGATGCGACAACCAAGGTAGCAATAAAGGGTGAACAAGACAAAGTTTCTTGAATTGCGCTGGATCGCATTGAGAAAGGCTTGCTCCTCCTCCATCGTCCAGGCGGTCTTTTCCTTGGAAGGTTTCCTATCTGCTTTAATATGGCGAACCAAAGACAAAACCGTTTGGTGAGACGCCGAGTCTATGAGTTTGTTGACAAAGGCGAAATTGGCGAGATCGTCAAATCTTCCGATGACCTTATTGGCCATGTTCGGAGAATTGGTTTCCAACAGTCTCTGATACCAATACTTAACAGCTTTCTCATTAAAGACGTCCTTGAGCAGCTTTCCTTTGAATTCCTTCATGTGGAAAAAATCGTTTTGATCGCAATTGATTCTTGTTTGGATCGAAATTCCGATTCTTTCCCTGTCCTTTTCGTAATCTTTCAAAAGGTCGTCGAAAAACTCGATGGCGAAGTCGCCGGAGTGGTCTCTCTTCCATTGCTCGATGGCCCGTTCCCAATCGTCATTGGCTTGCCTTTTGGTTTTATAACCGTGGATTGTGCAGCCTTTCCAAATTCCGCGAATCTTGACGCGAGTCTTGATGAAAACACCGTTCTTGTCCTGGTATATGCCATTTCTCACGATCAATCGCCTTCTTTCGTTATCATGCGTTCGGTGATGCTTTTAATTGCTTTGAGGTCATCCAGCGACATTCTGTTGAGGTCTCCAATGATTCCGTCGATCGCTGCGCTCATTTCAATGGCGTCGTTTGTTCGTTCGACCTTTAGGTCGTTTTCCTTAGAGACGTTTGGGCCGTCATCGTCTGTGAAGCCCATAAGCCAAGTAGGACTGACCATAAGAAATTTGGCCATTGCGAATATAGTTTGGGTCTTTGGAACAGAACGGCCCCCGGCGTAATAGCAAATCCTTTGCTTGCTAATCCCAGCCTCCTTTGAAAGCCTTGCTTGATTGACGCCGCGAAGGTCCATTGCTTGCCTCAATCTTTCGGCTATCAACTGACCATTTGATTTTTCCATGATGCGCCTCCTGTAACCTAATAATATGACAAAGTTAACAAAAAATGAATAGGGGGTTAAAAATTCTTTGACAAGTAAACAAAAGGTGAATATTATGTAATCGCTGAGCCATGGGGGGTAACACATGGAAGAAAACGTTGCATTGGTAGGGAAGGCCGCTTTAGGCGCTCTTGTCGTTCAAAAGTTCGGAACCCATCGGGAATTCGCAAAACGCTTGGGCAAATCTAGGCAAAGTTGGTCTCGCGAGTTTCGTAATTTCAACTTCCGTGCGGATGAGGTTGTCAAGATAGCCGAGCTGTTGGCTATCCCGCGTTCGCAATACGGATCCTATTTTTATAAATAAAGTCAACAAAAGATGAATTGGAGTGTGGAGCATGACCAAATCAGAATTTGAAACCTTGCCTTTCGTTGGCTATCGCGACGTTATGGCCTTCCTTGGAGTTGGCCACACCAAAGCCTGCGAGATAGTAAACGCCGCCCGAACGCAGTTCGGCGGCTCTTTGACGTTCTTCTCCGGAAAATGCTCAACCGAATCGGCCATAAAAGCCATTGAGTTCGGCGGAAAGATTTCTGCGAAGAAACGAGCATTGAAAGCCCCTTCTTCGCCTGTCTCGACATACGAAAAGGAAGGGGGTGGCGCCTGATGGAAAAGACCGAGATCGATTGGCTTAAGCTTTTCGTCAATTTCCTCGACGGCGACTCTTTCAAGCATATGCGAAGGGCCAAGGTCGAAGGAGTTATGGACCCCAGAGACAAACTCGAAGCCGTCTGGTGGGAGTTGCTGGCGCTCGCCGGAAAATGCAACCACGGCGGAGCCATTTGGAACGATGATGGCGTTTCCTACAAAACCGACGAGGATATCGCCATCGCCGTGGACAGAGCGGAAAGCGAGATTCAGTTCTGCATGGCCTTTTATGTCAAACAGGGAATGATCACCCGAACCGACAAAGGCCCGATTATCAATAACTTCGACAAATACCAGTCCATCGACAAGCTTACTCAAATTCGGGAGGCGGCCCGCCTTCGTCAGGAAAAACACCGCGTGGCTTTGAAACGTCTGTCAATGTCACGTGACGGTGACGTGACGTCACAGAATCCTTCTCAAGAGACGAAAGACGTAGCCGAAGACGTTAAGACGTCAGAAGTTTTACCAAGTTTTACCAGGTTAGACCCGAATCGGGGATTCGGGCCATACGTCGCTTACCTATACGAACACTCCTACTTGAACGATTTCGACTTAAGCGACGAGGAAGTGGCCAACCAATATAAGGAATTCCTTGGCTCGATGGACGCCAAATACGGGAACAGAAATCTTCATTTGACTCTGAAATACTTCGTGGGGGAATACTGCAAACCCATCTATCGCGGAGGAAGGATCGTCGGATGGTCAATGAGCGAGGATCCCCAATCGAAAATTGGCTTGCTCAAAAAGTCGGTTTCCGAAAATTGCGAGAGATTCAGCGGCAAATCCGAGGACGAGCTTCCCTTTGGACAAATCGGCGATGAAACGGACGACAACGAATGGAAAGAGCTTATGGCTTCCTTTTGTTTGAAGCCGGAAGGGGGCGACTGAAATGGAGGCTGAGCAATTGGATCTGTTCGAATCGTCGGGAGGCGAGGAAACCCGCCAGCCTTCCGATCTCAACCCGAGGCAGTGGGCGACATACCGTCTAATCCGCAGTCGTTCCCTAATTGGAGGGTTCTGCACCCAACGAGAAATCGCGGACAACTACCCTAGATTCGCCAGAGACGAAAAGGGAAACCTCCGAATGGTTAATGAGGACGGCTATTGCTGGGTGGAGGATTCCTCCCATGGCGACCATTGCCGAACGATCCTATCCGACGTCTATGCGATCAACGAGAGCTATGAGATCACGAAGATCCTCGTGGCCATCGATTACCAATACCGACTCGGAACTGAAGAGGAATGCGCCGACTACTACTGGAAGATGAAAATCTCCGGGAACATGAAGGAGCATCGCGCCGCCCTTATAAAGGCCAAGATGCGCCAGGACGGCCAAGGCCAGCTTCTCTCCAGACGGCTTAAGGCCGTTTACGACGGCTCTGACAAGAAGACGAAGAAATTCATCGAGTCGTTCATCACGGAGGATCCCGAATATGCAGCAGCAATCAAATAGCCAATTGAACCGGATGACCGTTGAGTACGAGGAAATCGGAATGGAAAACGTCTCTCTCGATGTGGAAATAACGAGCGAGGACATCGCCGATTTCATCCTCAAGAGGCAGTTCAAGCACGGAACCGAAGACATGAAGGGATCGCGGGACTTCGCTACACGGCTCATCGGGTCGTCGTTCGGGGACTGCATCAAGGAATTCGAAGCGTTCTTCGGCATAAAGGACTGTGTCGGGTGGTATGAGATCGTCGAGGAATCCCATGAGTTCTATGAGTACATGAAATGCAAACACAGGAAAGAGGCGTTAGCGAAAACATCCTCGATCCATGAGAGGAGAAAGCAATGAAAGACGCCGTTTGGAAAGACATAGATGGGCTTCCGGGCTACCAAGTTTCCGATGGCGGTCACGTCCGCAACGCAAAGACCAGGAAACGCCTCGCGGAAAACGTCAACGGGTCCTCGAGCCGCTACCTGCGCGTGACAATCGACCGCAAACACTACATAGTCCATCGCTTGGTCGCCATGGCCTTCCTTCCGAACCCGGATGGGCTTCCGGAGGTCGACCACATATCGCGGGACAAGACCGACAACAGCGTCTCCAACCTCCGATGGGTCGACCATAGCCTGAACATCACCTTCATGTGGATCTCGATCCACTTAGGGGAAAAAGTCGTCACTCCGAGACGCAGACACATCAAAAAGCAAAAGGAGAATGTTGCATGAACGGAACAGAAATGTTGATAGCTGAGATGGAGAAGCTCGACAAATCCAAAAAACAGATCGCCGAGGCTTTGCTGGAGGAGTTCAAAGATCATTCTAACGGGTTGGAAAAAGCCTGGGAGACTCGCGGGCTAACGATTGCCAAACTAATGCAAATGCTTACGCCTTACGCCAAGAACGAGCTTGGGGGAAAGAGCGGGGCTGTGGATGGCGATACCGTTATGGGTTGGGTTAATCATCTAATCGTTGACGGGGATGTTCCAGAAACAAAGAAAGAGGCTCGTGAAAATCTCAACAAAGAAGACGAAGACGAGCCTGAATCTGAAAAAACCGAAAAGGCTGCTAAGCCAACTGCAGCTAAAAAAACCGAGACAAAAAAGACCAAAGCATCAAAGAAACAAAAGCAGGATCTGCCATGCCAGCAGTTGAGTTTATTCGATTTTGTGGGGGGAGCCAGCAATGGAAATTAAAGCCAGGACCATCAACGAACTCCCTGTCGAATGGTTAAAAAAACTCGGGCCGATAGCAAAGAGCAACATCCAATTCGCCAAATTCCTTGAGAAGACAAACGGTGTGTGGCACTTGTCCACAATCGCCTTCAAGAAGCCGAAAGGGAAGATCCTGATGGCCCAAGAAGCGGAGCGACATTACTTTTTCGGAAAGAGAATGGCCAATCCGAATCTCTACTTCACGAACATGGCCGGATACAACCTTCTTTGGTCGGAATCCGACTTCAAGAAACGATGCAAAGCCTACAGCTACTGGTCCTTCACCGACGATTATTACCTCAAAGATCTGAAAATGGTCGAGGAAAGGGATGAAGTCCACATGTCGGTTATTCCGATGTACAGCGGATACGAGATTGAAGAAGTCTTGAAAGAATTCCTCCCTTATTTCTCGATCGAAGGCCAAGTTGACAACTCGACAATGTGCTATCCGGAAGACTTCATCAAGATCTATAAAAACAACCTTCCCGCCAGCGAGCTTCTGTGCAAAGCGGGTTTCAGCGATCTAGCTTGGTCGGCTAGCGTCTGCCATGCGAAAGGAGAATCGAGAAAGAAGATCCTGAACTTCATCAAGGCGAACAAGGAAAGGATTAAGCGGCATGACATAACGTGCGGCCAAATCGTCTATTGCGCCCGTCACGATTTGACTTTTGACCGGATTGAAGAAGTGCGCGAGATCAAGGAACTTGCCGCCACGATCAATTCGGCGCTCGGCCCAATATCCGCCAAGGCTGGAATCACGAAGGAAATGCTTTCTGAAATGAGAACCTACCTAAATGGTTATCACACCTATCCGATCCAGTCTTATGCGAATTACCTTCTTGAAAAATACAAAGAAGGGTTCGACATCACAAAACGAAACATCATGTTCCCACGCGATTTGGCGGAGGCAATCGGTGAAGAGGCTTTCCGTAAGAACAAGGATCTATCGGAGAAAATTAAGGCTATTGCTGAAAAGCTGGGGATGATCCAAGAAGGCGACATCAAGGTCATGCCGATGGAATCGGTTAAAGACTTCATAAAGACCGGCATCGATCTTGACATGTGCGTTGGCACCTACGGTTATGACAAGAAGATGGCGAAGGGGGAAACATTCTGCTGCGTTGTCTATCTCAAAGACAAACCCATGGAGTGTTGCGAAATCAGCATGAAGACGCGCGAGATCATCCAACTATATGGCCATGGCGACAAACCGTCTCCGATTCATCAACAAGCCTATCAACTCTGCCAAAGATACGCCCAAAGCGTTCAGCTAGGAGCCTAAGCCAGCCTGTTATGCCCTCTACAAAGGGGACTGTTTCATTGATTTAGGAAGCGTCCGTCACCTCGCTCAACTGATAGGGGTTAAGGAAAGCACGATCCATTACTACATGACACCTTCGTATCACAAAAGATACGGTGGTGACAAAGGAAATCGCTACGTTGTGATAAGGGTAGAGGACTGAAGTCGGCAGAAAGCCAAAAGGAGAAACGATATGGGAAAAAAGAAGAGCGAAACGGTGGAAGCCGAGAAAACTTCTAACAACGCCAACATGAATGCTTTCAACCTCGAAAGGGTCAAACCGGAAGAGGTAAGAGATGAAGCTCGAAAACTTCTTGCGTTGTTCGAGGGCAGCTTTATCAACAACCATTTGGAGTTCATCGCGTGCTCTGACTTTTGGCCACAACGATGGTCAGGCGTCGATAAACTTCCCGCTACCAGCGAGAAAAAGAAGATTTGCATCAATGCCTTCTTCAGCCTAGAAGATTGCAAAAACGAGGGGGACGTGGCCAAAAAGATCCTGTATTGGCTTTCCAAGGCGGCTTCAGGCGACATAAGTTGGAGTTGGGACCGACAAACCAACGCGCTTATCGCCCAATGGCTTCGGGATCGCTGCAACAGGTACCTCGGCACCCGTCTTACAGCCGGCGATTGGACGTGGGTTTATTGCTACATCGGCAATGGTATCAACGAACCGTTGGCCGAAAAGTTTATCGGGTCAGGGTACGATCTAGCCGTTCTTCAGAATGAAAGGAAGCCTGTCTACTATCTGGACGATAAAGGAAACATAAGAAGAAAAAAGCAATAGAGAAACTATTGAACTTGGAACAACAAAAACGCCAAAAAGGCAAAAGGAAAAAAGATATGAAATTCAGAATATTCTCTCCGGTCTTGCTTAACGTCCTGCGTGCTTGCGATTCGACTGCATTGAAAGCGGCGACGCGACCCATGCTTATGGCAACCGTGATGAGCGTTCGCGCGTCCGAGGACGGAAAATCGGGAATCTGCCGATTCCTTAGCTGCGATTCTTCCATCGCCTTCACCGAGACGGTCGAATGGCGGAAGTACGATTCGGACAAAGGCGATTTCGTCGCGGTATCCGGGAAGTGCCAATTCGAAGGGAAGAGAGTAATCGCGCTTCTCAAGGCCCATCAGTTCATCAACAAGATCCCGCAGGAAATTACCATCATGGACACGGAAGATAAAGTCTCGTTCTGGCTTGGCGACGATTTCTTCGCCGTTCCAAAGATCGCCGGCGAGTATCCGCTAGATACGGACGACCCCTACAAAATGGCCGAAAAAAGGGAATTGTGCATTCCCGTGGCCTTCAGCATCAGAATCCTCCGTCAGACAATCGATGCCGCCGCAATGTGCGGGAATGATGGCGTCATTACTTTGTACATCCCAAAGGAAAACGACCAGAACCACCTTCATGCCAACCAGGCTTCAATCGCGGTTGATCAACGCGGAGGGAAGGAAGCTGCGATCATCATGACGCAAATGCGTTTTCGGAAAGACTATTAGCAAAAGGGAGGCTAGAACAATGGTTTTGCATCAATTAAAGATCCGAGACGAATTCTATCAACAGGTTAAGCGCGGAGCTAAGACTTTCGAGGTTCGCAAAAATGACCGTGACTATAAGACGGGAGACCTCGTGACGTTCAGCGTTTTGACCAAGGCGATGAACGCCATTGGCGACATCAACACATACACCGATGGCGAGGTCTATCAGATAACGTGCGTTCTCACGCATGACCAATTCCCCGATGGAATTGCCGAAGGGTACTGCGTTTTCGGAATAAAGAGAATGGCGAGGATGTGACCATGACAAAGGAAGAGGGCGAAAAAGCACTGAAGGAATTCACAACCCCTTTGGCCACGTTCATTCGCCATCCCGAAGGAACCTTCCTTCGTTTGAACAAAGAGGAAGGGGCGAAACTCTACTTCCTTTTGAAAGATTTTGGAGGAATGCCCGATGATTGGCACCGGGCCTGAAACTTATGAATGATCAAAAAGACGGTATCGAATGGTGCAACGCAACCCTGAACCCCGTTGTTGGCTGCAAAAACGGCTGTCCATATTGCTACGCGAAGGCCTTAAGCGAAGAAAGAAAACTCATTAAGGATTTCAGAGACCCCAAGTTCTTTCCGGAGAGAATCCAGGAATTGGACAAGACCTGGGACAAAGCCATTTTCCTTGACTCGATGTCCGACATCCAATGGTGGCCGGAAGAGGTTTTCGAGATAATCCAAGGCCATCTTCATCGGGGAAACCACTACATCATGCTCACGAAGATGTCCTTCGCCGAATTGATGGAGAAGCTTCCTTCCAGATTCAGGGACTTTTGGAAAAACCAAAGGGGGAAGTGCCAGTTCGTTTGGATCGGATGCACGGCGGAGGACTCTGATAAATGCTATCAGCGCAATGGCATCGCATTCGACTTCCTCTCCGTCGAGCCATTGTTTGGCCCGTTCCATCTGTCGCTGATCGCAAAATACGCCAAGGAAGTGGGAATCAAAGCCGTCATTTGCGGGGCGGAGACGGGGAACTACAGCGGGAAAAGGAAACTGCCCGATCGGGACGACGGCCTGAGACTTATAGAGGATTGCGCCGAATTGAGAATTCCGCTTTTCTTCAAGAATTCGATGCGGCAAACGATGGGAAATGAGTTCAAGCAAGAAAAACTGCCATGGTCCACGGACCATCAGAAAAAAGACCAGAAGCCCGAGTTCATCCAAATGTCATTGTTCGGCGGGGGGTGGTTTTAATGGGACGAAACAACAGGCCGATCCTCACCCTCGAGCAGGACGCTTACCTCCGGTCTGTGATACCCGGGACGACCGGCGCCCAGCAATCGGAGGCGATGCTCAAGAGGTTCGGCGTCCGGATGACTGTGACCCAGCTGGACTCGTGGAGGGGCAACCACCACGTATCTAGTGGTCGAACTGGTTGGTTTAGGAAAGGTGTGGCTCCGGCTAACAAAGGCAAGCCGATGCCAGCGGAGGTATATGCCAAGGCTAAAGCCACGATGTTCAAGAAAGGCAACAAGCCTTGGAACGACCGATTTAAGGTGGGCGACCGGAGGATCGTCCGGGACAGCAATCGCATAAGGAGCACTTGGTTTGAGAAGGTATCAGACCGGGGCGGGCACTGGGATAGGTGGCGCCCCGTGTCCCATCTGACCCTTGAAAGGGCCGGAAGGCCGGTGCCAAAGGACTGCGTGGTCGTCCACCTTGACGGGAACAGCCTAAACGACGCCATCGAGAACCTTGCCATCGTCGAGAAGAGCATCTACCCCCTGATGAACCGAAAGAAGCTGATCTCCGCAGAACCGGAGGCGATGGCTGCCGGCAAGGCGCTAGCCAGAATGAGCTCGAGAGCCTCCCGCCTGCAGACGAAGGCCAGAAAGAAAAGAAAGAAGGACTGAAATATGCCGCAGAACAAAATGATTGACCTCCAAAACCACCTCTTTGAGGAGATGGAGAGGCTGAACGACGAGGAGGCCATGAAGGATCCCGAATACGCCAAGCGCGAGATCTCAAGGGCCCGGGCCATGGCCGGCATTGGAACCGTCATGGTCAACAACACCAACAACGCGATTAAGGCCCAGAAACTCGTCGCCGAGAATCCGGGGATAGTGCTGGATTCCGTGCCTTTGCTGAACCCAGGGGAAGAGCCGAAGGCTCCAGCCGGGGCAATTGAAGCCCCCAAATCTGAGAAACCCGCCGGGATCAAGGCCGTCCCATCGCCGGAGAAGCCGACCGAGGTCCAGGGAAACAAATTCGCCGCGGCCTGCCGGAGGGGCAGAGGCATCGCATTCTGCCAGGAATGCGTCCGGCATGGAAGTTGCGCGACGGAAAGATTTGCCCCCGCATCGGGACAGGAGGGCAAATAAGATGCCTAACACAAAATGCCGAATCTGCGGATGCGACGACAACCACGCATGCGTCACAAAGGAGGGGCCTTGCCATTGGGTCAAGAAAGACCTATGCAGCGCGTGCTCCGATTTGCTGAAACGCTACCCGCAGCTAACGGAGCAGGATCTTAATAAAATCATCGCCGAGGCGAAAAGGTTTGGCATAAACCCGATCTTGGCCATCAGGCGTTCATTGTCCCAAAAGATTATGGACGTTTCGGAATACTCATCCATCCGCGCAGCCATCGACCAGATTGAATGGAAGTTCGCGAAAAAAAAAGATCGCCGCGATGTATCTCAAAAGGAGACTTCGCGACCTTTATGAATCTCCGGCCAACAAGAAGGAGGCCAAACAATGAAGAAAGCAAACAAGGAGCTGAGGAAAGCCGTCAAATCGCTTTCTTATTACCTCGACAAAGACCAGATTAGGAAAGGCATCATCGATTTCTTCGGATCGTTCAGCCCTTACCTAGTCCAGCTCGGCGTCGGCATACCCTACGATTTCGTGGATCAGAAATTCCGAAGGTCGTTCGGCGAAGAGGCCATCGGATGGGATTTCTTCTTCAAGGGATTCCCGATCAAGGACGTTTATAACGAGCTTGCCAACGCCTATTACCATGCGGAGTCCTACTTTTCCGGTCTTCTTCTCAAGAACGAGATCCGGACACTCGGCAAGAGTTGGACCTTCGTCTACGAGCTCACCATATCCGGCCACACAATCGCCGATTTCGCCGCCTTCCCGAAAGAGAAGGGGAGGGGTTCGATCGGCATAGAGATCAAGACCGACCTCGACTCTCTGAATCGGCTTGACCATCAGCTAACCGATTATTACCGGCTGTTTGATACCGTTTGGGTTCTCACCACCGAATCGAAAGCGAAAAAGGTTTTGGAGATAATCGAAAAAAACGCGGTCGATCACCCAACCTGCAACCATCAGAAGGCTGGGGTTCTCATCCTCAAAGGCAAGAAGGTGGATATGTTCGAATCCGGAAGCTGCGAAATCGGGGAAGAATGGCTAGAAAAGGACAAAGAGGAGTACTGGAAGGCTCTATTCGGACTCCTTACCAAGAAAGACCTTTTAAAGATGGTCCCTAAGGAGGTTGATGGTCGCAAATGGTCTTTCAGGACACTTTGCTACGACTGGATCACGAGCCATCTCACCATTGGCGGTTTTCGAGCATCCGTCTATTCAGCTATTTCCGCTAAGTATGAGCATCAGTCAGATCTTGCAGTGTTAGAGGCGAAGAAAGGCTATTACATCTTCTGCCAGCCTGCCTTCAAGTCAGGTTGGGGCAGGTACGACGAGAAGTACAAAAGACTCACCTCGAGCGAAATGGCCAACAAGGAGGATTCCGGAAATGGACGTCTTTGAAAAGATGTTGCTGATTCTCGGTTGCGCAGGTTTGTTGGCAATCGTCGCCTACGTGGCAACGGCGATGTTCCTCGTCAGAAAAAGAAAGAAGAGCAAGAAACATGGCAAAAAGAAGTAAGTCCCTCAAGACGAACTCCGCTGGTCGGACGATAAAGTCCTTCAGGGGTTCAAAAAGGACTTTGCCGATAAAAGACCCGATTCAGCGTGGAAAGTTCCTCGGCTGGTTCGACAGGCGCTTCAAGGCGGCAAAAAGCCCCAAGAAGAAGGAATTGGCCGACCGCGACAGGATGATCATCTACACGGCGATCAACACCGCCTTCAGGTCGGAGGATGTCTTGCAGCTCCGGGTTTCGGACGTCATCGATGGCCACATGTCGATCAAGGAGAACAAAACCGGGAAGTTCCAGTCGTTCGACCTGAACGATTCGATCTTCCGGATGCTCAAGGATTACGTCAGAAGGTATGGGCTGGCTAACAACGATTACCTATTCCAGCCTCAGCAGACGATGTCGCGGAAACGCGGCGTCGGCAAATCCGAGTTCTACCCTTATCCGGTCACGAGGAACAGGGTCAATCAGGTCATCAACGAAGCTACAGACGCCGTTGGCATCAACTACTCGGTCGGGATGCATGGGCTTCGGAAGACCTTCGGATACGTCTACATCAAGGAATTCGGAGGGAACCCGTTCACGTTGCAGAAAATGTACAACCATTCGAATTTGGCCACGACTGAGCGATACGTCATGTGGGCGACCGAGGATGCCGAGGAAGCCAGAATGAAGATGTCGATAGGATTCGTCACGCCCCATAAAGGTAAAAGGAGATAGACATGAAAGGCGAACTCTTCGTCGCTGTCGAAAACCTGATCTGCGTCAAGTACGAAGACGACGATTCCGGTCAGTGGATAAAGGAAGGCGCTCCAGTCATCGATGACATCGTGCAGGGGCTCCCGAAGGTCATCGACGAAATAAAGAAGGGCGACGTATTCACCGTCTATCGCCTAGGCGAGGAGGGATACGACGATTATGGCTGGTGGGATTGCGACGCCATGCTGGTCGACGGCAGCGGCACGCCAAGGGTCTCTTTATACGAAAAGGACTGGAACGGGGACGATATGTTCCAGCCGAAGGCGGGGAGGAAATAGGAATGATCGGCGAACTGATGGTGTGCGTTTCGGACATTTGGGTCGACAACCTGAAGCTCTTCGGGCAAAAGGTCAGGGCGGTCAAGAAAGGCGACTTGGTCATGATCCTGAGAAAGACGGATCTGGGCTTTCGGGAATTCTCGCCAAAGGGCGAATTCGACTGCCTCCTCATAAACTCCTATTCGAGGGTGGTGGCCAACATCCAAGACCCAAACGGGAACTGCCCGATCTGGAAGCACTTCAAAAGAATAAGAAACATCGATGATTTCTCCGAAAGCGAACATTTGCCAAACATTTCGGAGAAACCACAAAGCGTTATTGAGGTGAAAAACGAGATGAAGCCTCAATGAACAAAAACGTTTGAATGGGTTTTGAAAGTTTACTAGTTTACTAGGCTTTGTGAAGCAAATAAGAAGAATAAAAAGACGTTAAAGAATAGACGAGTCCTTGCAAATATCCTTCTTGAAACAAAGAACGGAAGAAAAGAGGTACCTGAATGGAAGGCAAAAACAAATCAAAAAGAGGGCTTAAACCCATCGGGGATCCGGAGAAGATCCTCCAACTTCGTTGTTCGGCCAAAACCGTGCTTCGGTATTTCGAATCAGTGCCGAGGAAAAGGCGGTATTCGGCCAAGATGGTCCGCGAGATCATCTCCGCCTGGCTTGAGAGGGATTCCGCTAAAGCTGTGCATCGCCATGATTGCCAGGAGGAATCCAGAAGAAGGCACCCGACCTTCATTGCCAGTCCGGAGGACAACACTCTTCCGGCTGGCGTCGACTCCATCACGATCAAAGTTCGGAGAAAGAAGGACAAACAATGAAGAAGACGGCAAAGCACATTGAGCTCTACTACGCCGACATGTACGACATCGTCTTCAACGAAATGAGGCGTGCCGAAGTCCATAAGATCCTGGCTCCGGGCACCATCGTCACCTTTGGTGCAATCGCCAGTTATGGTCGCTGGGATGACTGCGATAGCCGCTATCTGATTAAGAGAGAGTTCAGATCTAATCACAAACTGTTCATCGAATTCAAAAAAATAGGAGGAAAGCCAAATGCCCACTGAACGAGAGATGCTCCTGATCCAGTACGTCAAGCTGGAAAAATCGCTGGCGACATCAAACAACACCAACGAAATTATGCTTGAAATGGATGGTTTGAGAGCGCGTTTGAATAACATATTCAAAGACACTTCAGACAAGCGATGGAAACTTGCCTATTCCCATTTCGTTTGTGGACTGTCGCTGACCAAATGCGCTGAAAAATTCTACTACTCTCGCGGAGGAGTAGGCAAAATCATCAATCACTATCGACATAAAACAAGATAAACGGGAGCGGGGCGGGAACGATTAGTGCCCGCCTTTTTCTTTTGCAAAGAGATATTTTCAAAAAAGGAACGACGTCCTCGATCCTAGAGGCTCCACCTCCGCTCGATGGAAGCGTTCCTTCTAAAAGAAACCAAAGGAGATCACATTGCCATCTGCACAAGGGTCGAAAGTTAACTCCTTCTATCATTCGAAGGCTTGGGCCAAGTGCAGGGAGACTGTTGTTCGAATGAGACATGGTGTATGTGAGGTTTGTGGGAAAGCTGGGAGAGAGGTGCATCACAAGGTTCCGCTGACTGAAAGCAACGTTTCCAATCCGAACGTTAGCATCAATCCAGACAACCTTATGGTCCTATGCAAAGCTTGCCATGACTCCATAAGAAGCGAAGGGCTGTGTTTAAATCGTTGTTTATTTGCTTCTGATGGAACTGTTTTGGGAGTCAAGGATACCCCCCCGGGGGTCGGTCGAAAATAGAGCCTAATGGCTCACCGGGTGGGGAGTGGCGAAATAAAAATTCCCGAAAAATACGAATTCCGAGATGTTAATTCCCGAGAATTCCCAATATTGGGGAAGACCGGCGTTGAGTCGCCAAGAAAGGAGGAAATTCGATGGGGCATAGAGGAAGACCGTTGAACGTCACTGGCGTCTACTCGGCAAAACATCATTACACGAAAGCCGAGAAAGTAAGAATCGCCCAACGAACCGAATCTCTTCAATGCCTGGCGAAGGGCTCTTCTTTGTTGCCTCCTGATTGGATAACGAAGACCTCGTTGGCGATTTTCGATAATGTCATCAGCAATTACAAAAAGCTCGATGCCGAGATCCTTTGCGATCTTGACATGAATGCCTTGACGATGTATTGCGATGCTCTTGCCGAATATCTCTATTACAAGGATGCCATCCCCAAACTTCGCAAATCCCTTGACGAAGTGCTGGCCGAAGAGGGGTGGAAAGACGATCCGTCCGAGCATTTGAAGAACATTCGCTTTGCTACGACGGCCCTTCAGACGGCGGAAAGCAATCAAATAAAGCAGCAAAAGCTGTTCATGGATCTTTCGATTGCACTCGGATTGACCCCCGAGGCCCGATCCCGCTTGGCCGCCATAAAAAGGTCAAAGCAAACAGAAGCAGAAGACCCAGGACTTGCGTTTCTTAAAAAAATAGGTATCTCGCAACCTAACAAGGACGCCTAATGATGGAAACGACCGCAGTGGAAAAATACATCAGATCGATTGAGACCGGATCAATAACGGTAGGTTTTTGGGTTAAAACGTGGTATTTGAACCATATTAAGCCTATTATTGACGGCAAAAGCGACCGTTATTATTTTGATCCGGAGGCCGCGACCGATTACTATCAATTCATTTCCGACTTTTGCCTTAATACCATCAATCCGAAATTCTATGGGAAGCCACTCCAGCTCCTTGATTTTCAGAAAGCGATGTTCGATTGCGTTTTCGGAATCAAATCTCGCGAAACCGACCTCCGCCGCTTCAGACGAATTGTCGATGAAGAAGGCCGGAAGAACGGGAAAACAGGAAAGATATATCCATTCCCACTTTACATGATGCTCATGGGTGGGGGAATAAACTGTGCCTGCCTTGCCTCAAAACTTGACCAGGCGAAAATAGTTTGGTCCATGTGCGCTAAGGCCATCCGGATGAAGCCGACTCTTGAGAATAATTTTTATGACATTCAAAACTTCAATCCTTCAATTATCTCGACAAAGGCGTCTTTAAAACTCAATTCATCATTCAAACCTCTTGCGAAAGACCAGTCGAAAGATGGAGGAGGCAACGATGGTTATGAGTTCTTTGTTGGCATTATTGACGAAATCCACAAAGCCACCCAGGAACAGCAGGATTCCATCATGCAATCACAAAGCGCGATGGATGAGCCAATCCTGTGGGAAATGGGAACGTGCGGAAAAAAACGGCTCGCTCTTTGGGACGACCTCCGCTTGATGTGCAAGAAAATCATCCTTGGAATTCTCCAGGACGATTCGCTTTTCCCGGTTTTGTACGAATGCGATTCAGACGACCTTGATTTGATTTCAGAAAAAGACCGTCCAGCAAAGGACGATCCTTATGATGAGAAATGTTGGCCCAAGGCCAATCCATCGCTTGGTTCCATTAAGACGATGGTTGCCATGAACGACATGGCCGTTCAGGCAAAAAACAACCCAAATCAAAAGATCGATTTCCTCGTGAAGGATTTGAACATAGTTGGTCAAGAGACCGTTGGATGGCTTTCCGGAGACCTCATTGTCAACCATTTTGTCTATACGGAAGAGGAGATGAAGGAATTCGACAACAGCGACGTTATCGGAGGTTTTGACCTATCGAAGATAATGGATTTAACCGCCTTCGGGACGTTAATCTTCGATAAGAAGAGAAACCAGATGCTGCTGATTCTCCAATGCTGGTGCACGGAGGATTTCCTCGAATCAACATACGCAAAGCAAGCGGGCGTTCCTTGGGATTCGTGGATCGATCGCGGATTCTTGAAAATTTCTGGAAAGTCTCGGATCGACTACCACGACGTTAGCGACCACCTTCTCTCTCAATTCAAACGCCACGGATACCACTATGTGAACATTAATTACGATCCGTATTCCGCCGACTACCTAGTGGAGGAAATCGATTCTTTGGGTTGGAGCAAAAAATCGCCGGTTCCCTGCTTACAAGAGGTCCACCAAGGATATAAATCCCTTTCAATCCCGATGCAGGAGGCCTACACGCTTCTGAAAGAGAAGAGATTGGCATCGAACGACAACCCTCTTTTCATGTGGATGCTCTCCAACGTCCAGTTGGTTGAAGACAGAAACGGAAATATGATGCCAACCAAGGAAGACGATAGAAAATGCAACAAAATCGACGGATTCTCCGTTCTATTAAACTGCCTATACACATATTGCCAAAACAAATCATATTTCCTTCCGGAAGGAGCATCCAATGGGAGCAATCAATAATTTCTTAAGCAAGCTGTTCGCGGGCCGGAAAGAAAAATCATTCTCAAGCAGTTCCGTTGTCAATTGGATGGGTCTTTGGATGTCAGCCGATGCCAAAGCCGAAATGGACGCCACGTTCAACTCCTGTGTGGACACGAACGCTGAATTCCTTTGCTCAATTCAGCCAAAGTGCGTTATTTCAGGGCATGATGCTGACCAGAAGAAATGGCTCACGGATATCTTGAGCCTTAAGCCAAATCGAAGCTATGACGCCCCAACGTTTTACGAATCAATGGCCCATAGCTACTTCTCTGACAACATCGCCATAGCATGGATCATTAGGGATCTCTCGAGCCCAAGCTTCGATCCTGTTGAGATTTGGCAGCTTGACATCAACGATTCCCAATTTGAGATTGGGATCAGCAAAACTGATGGGAAGATCTATGCCTCATTCAGTCTGAACGGTTCCGTCCATTATGCCTCAACCGACGATCTCATCATCGTTCAAAGGAACAAATCGGTGTCTGACCTCTTGTCCCATCGATCGAAATGCCTGGATCAATCTCTGAAGGTTATCGCGGCCACCTCAAGCGGGGCCGAAAGAGCCGTTACTGAAAGCCAGTACATCCGATTCCTTGCCCAAACAAACAGCCAATTTTCAGATAAGAACCAAGACGAAATGTCCGCCAAGCTTCAGGACGTGCTTTCAAAAGCGAAGAATGGCGTTGGCGTTGTCCCCGCAGGCTCAACATTGACCCCGATAAACATAACCGGTAAATGGCTTCCCGATGCAGATGCCAGCGGGTTCAAGAAAGACATCTACAACTATTTGGGAACGAACGAAAAGATGACCAGTCGCACATTCAATGAGGACGAATACCAATCGTTCTTCAACGGAACCGAGATGCCGTTCATTCACAAACTTGAGGCGCAGCTGACATTAAAGATCCTTACGGAAGGGGAACGCATAAAGGGAAATCGCATCATTATTCCGAAATCCCCACATCAATGCGTTTCGATGAAAACAAGGATCGAAATGGTATCCGCAATGTCGAGTTTGCCGACCATACGACCGAATGACGCCCTCCGGTTGCTCGATCTTCCTATATACGAGGACGGTGAAACGCCTCAAGCCTCGCTGAACTTCGTGAAAACCAAAGATCAATCAAAATACCAAACGGGAGAAAACCCAAAGGAGGGCAAATAAATGCCTAAGTCAATCGAAGAAATCCAAAAAGAGATGGCCAAGACTAAGCATCCCGAAGACTACCATCACCCATTCGAGGTGCGGGCGGCTCAATTGGGCGACGGGCAGGAAAGCAAAGATCTCCTTGTTGAAGGCACCCCAGTCGTTTTCGGGCAAAAAACCCATTTATTCGACCTTTACGACGGAACGAAGGTTTACGAAGTTATCGATAAAAGGGCCTTCGATGAATGCGATTCAAGCGACGCTTTTTTCCGCTACAACCACTCAGAGGAGCAATTTCCCCTGGCGAGAACGAGGATCAAGGATATCGGGAAGGAAGGATCCCTCCAAATATCCATCGGAGACGATGGCCTTCATATGCGTGCGAATTTGATGAAAACCACAGCGGGGGAGGATTGCTTCCGTTGCATCAAGGCCGGAACGTTGAGCGAAATGTCCTTTGCCTTCTCCACGGAAGGCGGAGAAACGGTCTACGACAACTCCGTCGAAGGCGAGGTAACAATCACCCGCCGAAAGATCTCAAGGCTTTACGACGTAGCCGCAGTGATGCGACCCGCCTATGGCAATACCGAAATCCATGCGCGAGCGATGGGGGACGTGGAGGCGTTCCTATCTGAGCTGGAGAGTGAAAAACGCGCAAAGGGATTGAGGATGGCAAAGATCAGGGCCGGGGTTTCAATCCCAAAAACTGACGAATCTAAGTAATTGGAGGAATAAAAACATGAACTTAGAACAGTTGAAAGCGCTGCTCGCCGGCAAGAACGCCCGCGCAGCCGAATTGGAGAAGACTATCAAAGAGTCCCAAAAGGAAGACGAAATTCTCGCCACCCGAAAGGAACTTGACACCAACATCCACGAGCGTGGCGTGCTTGAAGGCCAAATCGCGGAACTCACTCGCATGGCCGCCATTTCCGCCATCGAGACGAGCAAGAAGGAACTCGAAGGAAAAGGTGGAAGCGTCGAGCTTAAAATGAGCTCCCGCAGCGCCATCAACCTCTCTTTCGGTCTAGCCTACCGCAAGAAGAGCCCAACCGACGAGCAAAAACGCGCCATCGACAAAGCACTCTTCACGACCGACAAGACCTACGTCGCTCCCGCCGCAGACAAGGACGGAGTCAACAACGGAGGCGTTCTCATCCCGACCTTGGCCTTCATGGATCTTCTGAAGGAAGACAAAGCCCTCACTCCGATCCTCGACGACACGGTCTTCTACAACATCCCTGGCATGCTTTCATTCCCGATCCGGACGACCCGTGGAACCGCTCAAGTCAAAACCGAAGGGAAATCCACCGCCGACCAGACGGTCGAACTCGGCAGCCTTGACCTCGTCAAGGGTTGTCTCCAGGTCGACGTTCCTGTTACCGATGAGCTCGAAGCTATGACCGACATCGACGTCGGAGCTTGGATCGTCCAATCCATCGAGCAGGACCTCACCGACGATTGGGGATCCGCTCTCATCTACGGCACCGGCGTGACGAATCAGATCTCCGGCATCGTCAAAGACCTCACCGCAGCCACCATCACCGCTGGGAAGGAGCAGGAAGGGGCCATCAAAGCCCTTCACGCCATCAAAGGGAAGTACCGCCGTGGAGCAAAACTCTACGTCTCGCAAACCTACATGGACAGGGTCACCTCCCTCGTTGACACCACCGGTCGCCTTATCTATCCGAACGGATGGACGGTGTGCGACGGCCACCCTATCGTTGTCGATGACAACCTCAAAGACGACGAAATTCTCGCCGGCAATGTCAGCCGCTTCTTCAAGGCCAATCTCTTGAGCGGAATGACGATCAAGCAGGATTACAACGCCCCCAGCGGAATCACCGATTACGTGGCAAAGGTGTTCTGCGCCACCAAGGCTCTCGCCTCGGCCTTCTCCTACGCCAAAATTGGCGCCTAGAGCCCAATCCTAACTGGAGGTAGCGGAAATGCCTGAAACAAAGAACATCCTAACAAATCAACAAGTTCGGGAATTTACCCGTGTTGACCCGGATTATCCGGAAACGCTTGTTTCTTTCGCGAGCGCATCCGCTACCTCCTACATCGACAAAAAAACCGACCATCAATGGGAGAAGGACGAGCCGATTGACCAAGAAGCCCAGGAATGTGCGCGTCTGGTCGTAGAGCAAAGCTTCTTCCATGACGAATCGCACAACTTCAACCAAGCCATCTTCGACTACATCGAGGAATTGAAACTAAGGGCAAAAGAAGAATGAGCACCATCCCAAGCAAGGACAAGCGAATCAAACTTTTCCGCCTGAAAGAGGTCTCCTGGAGAAATGAGAGCCAAAGCGGAGTCTACAAGGAGAAGATGTACCTTCATCCAAGAAAAGACTTTCTATGGGCTTCGTTCCTTCAGATCGTTTCCGACACATCCGAAGGGAAGGATTCCGTTGACGATGTTTTGAGGTTCACCGTTCGAATCAACGACCGCAAAGACGTTTTAAGCGGAGACTACATCGAGTGTGGTGACAAAACCCTCAAGATAATCGCGCCACCCGACCGGTACGATTGCTCTGGTGGCGATCTCAAGCTTACGGCCCAGGTCATCAACCAGCCAGACTGCTATAAGAGAGTTAGCGAGAAAGCGTGGCCAAAATGAACTCAAGTTATGAGGCTTGGATCCAAATGGTTGAAAACATCAGGTCAGTCCTCAAAACGGTCAAATGTTTGCGGGACGGAGACTCCATGTCTCAATCGGAGGTCGACTCGTTAACCAAATCTGACATTATCTATTTTCTTAGGAAGAACAAACAGAAAGTCGGATCCAACACATTTGTCGTTTGGTCCTACGATCAGCCCTCTCCCGAAGGAATGGCCGATGGCAGAAGGCTTCGTTATCTGTGCTCGGCGTTTATCGACGTCGTCACTCAATCCCAACCTGAAGGCGCCGAAATCAAAAGCCTGGTAAAAGCTCTAGAAAAAGCGTTTGAGGATGACGGGTGGGAATTCGATTTCATTCAAAGGGTTTCCGACGATCGGTTCACCGACCGTTTGACGCTGTGTTTCCAGATTAAGAAAAGAGTATAAGGAGGTAAAACCATGGAACAATACTCTTGCCTACGTGTGTTTGCCATCACTGGTTATGCCAGCGGCAAGCCAACCATCACCACCCCTGCGCCGTTTCTGGCCAAAGGAACTTCCGAAAAAGAGATCAACAACATCTCCTGCGAGATGACTCCCGATGTCTCAAAGCGCGAATACGATGCCGATAACCTCACCGAAAAAGACGAGGTCAAAAAAGGATATAACGGGACCGTCAAATTCTACGGAATCGACGCGACCGCCATCGATCTGATATCGGTCAACAAGAAAGACACCAAGGGCGGAATCATCTTGGGCGCCGATTCAGACGGGGCTCCGAAATGCGTCCTATTCCTTCAGGGCAAAGGGGAAAAAGGAAAAGCTTGCAACCTTTGGTTGTACAACGTCGAGTTCGATGACGTCCCCATTTCCTATGGCCAGCCATCGGACACCGCAAAAGAGACCTCTCTTGGCTTCTATGCCTCCGGAATCCTGTACAGCGGCAAAACCATTTTCGGGATGGTGATTTCCGCCGACGACACTCGATACGTCGCTCCGGGAACCGAGCCGACAGCCGACAAAATGCCCATGCCGGAGTGAATATGATCACCGCAACTTTTAAAGACGGGAGGAAGGTATCAAACGCCGCCGTTTCTCTTGGCGTTTACTTTCCCCTCGTAAGCGGTGGCCAAGACTACGTAGAGGAGGTTAAAAAGCATCCGAACTCCATTTCCCTAGACCTCAAACTCTACGTGGCGTATCGCATGGCGGGAGATCCCGAGGCCCGCAAAAAAGAACCCGAGGACGTCATGAACGAGGTCAATATCTCCAATGTTGACGACATGATCGAATACCGAAAAATCATGGCACAACTCGGCAATGAGGTAAGCGGCGCAAAAAAATCAGAGTGAAGGGGAAAACGGGCAACCCTTCACCGAGAGGAGAGGCCCGGTTGGAACTGATATACGGATTCACTGCGTCCGGGCTTCCCCTCGATGCCTGGGAATACATGTCGGTGTGCGACCTCAACAAATTCATCGATATGAAGATGGTGAAAGAGGGACTTGCCGAATATGTTGAGACTTTGGATCCTTCTAGTCTGGCTGACGGAAAGGGGGAGATCCGATGAGCGACTGGTCCGATGAGTTTTACAAAATGAACGACACGCTAAAATCCTGCGCCATAGACTCGGTGAAGACGGTGTTAGCCAAGAAATCGACCGAGGTTAAAAACTATCTCCAAACCGCAACGCCACGAAAAACCGGTGGCCTGGTTGAGTCCCTGAAAAGAAATCCGATCGAATCATCGGGAGGCAAAGTTGGCTACAAAATCATATTCGACGGATATAACCAAAAAGGTGCCGCCCATCAGATGATCGCGAACGCCTTGAACGCCGGCTTCTTCGTAAATCAGTTTACCTATATACCAGGGAGCCACTTTATGGACAAAGCAGTAGCGCTTCTTAAGGGAATGGACGAAGAAATCGACAAAGAATTCGAGAAAAAGGTTGCTGAAAGGACAAGATAATGGCCATCGAGATCGCGAGAAACTTAAAAGAGATTAACGACGAGCTAAAAACTACCGACGCCCAGATGAAGGCGGCGGCACGTGATGCGTCGTCTCTTCAGCAATCGATGAAACTTGACCCTTCGTCAACCAAGCTTACCGCCGCCCATTATGAGACTCTTGCAAGCCAAGTTGACCTCTGCTCAAAGAAGATCCAGCTTCTTAAAGAAAAACAGTCCGAGATGGTCGCCGCAAACGGCCCGGATGCCAAACTCACGCCCCAATATGAGAGGCTTGATACGCAAATAGCGCAAACGGAAGCTCAGCAAAAATCGTTGAATACTCAGATGGAGAAAACAACCAAAGTTGACTTTTCATACGTGAAAAGCGGTTTGGCTTCAATCGGAAAGACCTTGGTTGGCATCGCCGGATCAATCGTCGCAATCGGAGTGGCTTACGCAAATACCGCCTCCGATATAGCCGACAATGTCAAAAAATTCGGAGGAACCGCTGAGGAATGGCAATATCAGTCAAATGCTTGGGAACGTCTCACGGGAGACGCCGGTGCCTATTCTTCGGTCCTTTCTGCGGTTATTAGCACTCAGGCAAACGTTCAAAAAGAAAGCTCAAAAACTGGCAACGTCCTTTCTCAATTAGGCCTTTCCTTCGATGATTTGAAGGGGAAGACGTCAGCAGAAGCCTTACAAATTTACATGAACGCCCTTTCCGGAATAGGGGATTCCGCGACACGACAATCGATAGCGGTGGCTCTTTTCGGCGAAACGGCAGGTATTTATATTGCCAATATGTGTTCAACTGGGGCAGATAAAATCTCCGAGTGGAACGACGAACTTACAAACGCGGGAATACTTTCAAATGAGCAGGTGAAGGCCGGCGATGAACTGGCAGATAAGTTCTCGTACGTCAAAAAAGCCGTCATGTCTCTCGTTGCTACGTATGGCCAATCATTGATCCCGACGATCGAGAGTTTCCTTAGGGTTGGAGAAGGGGTTATGCCGCTGGCAAAATCAATTGCTGACGCTATGAATGCAATCGGTCCGGCTGGAGTCGTGGCTTTGGGCGTTTTCGCGGCAATGTGCGCGGCGATACCGTCTCTCGTCATGATGTTGGCGGCGTTGAATGTCGCCGCAGACAACATTCCTGTCGCCATAGCCGCCTACGCCGCCCTTGCAGCCGCCACCGGATTGGCCATTGGTGGAGTCGTGGCTGCCAATTCTTCTGGGTATTATTCCGGGTCTTCGTCCTCAGCTACCACAACGTCGAGCGGAGCCGGTTTGAGCACCGAAACGGCATCGTTGGCAGACAAGACGTCGGTTTCCTCTTCATCGCCTTCGGAAAGAACCCTAAAGGCGAGCCAAACTACGAACATCACCGATTCATCGGTCAACAACTATTACATATCGAAAGACGTTGATGCGGACGAGGTCATAGAGAAAATAACCGACAAGAAACGTTCGCTTTTAGGGGGGAAGGTATGAACACGGCAGTTATTCAAAACTCCGACAGTCTGGTTTCCAGCATCCAAATCGACGTCGTGAATACCTCCAACAGCACGCAGGTTAAAGTCAACGGCTCTCCCACTATGCCATCAACCGATTTTCTAATGATGCCTTCTGGGCTTGGATTCAAACAGTCCCTCGATGTAGTAACAGGGGAGACAATCGACTATGTCGTTAAGCAAACAATCGACAAACGCGAAATCAAGCTCACGGTTCTGTGGAAAGGCCAGAATGCCTACGCGAAGTACCAGGAGTTCTCAAAATGGGTCGCACGCTATTTCGATTTGGACAAATACCACATTCGGTTTTCGTACTCAATCAACGGGACTCGGAGATTCGTAGAAGTGGCGGTAACGCTTCTGGATTTGAAAGGGAGAACCGGATCAATGGTTTCGGCGGAGCTCACTTTGAGACCGTTGACCCCCTTCTATGAGGAAACAATGGTTTCGTTCATCGTTTCCGATACGAACAGCGGCAGCGTTTATCCATACATCTATCCTTACGTCTATGGCGGAGGAGCCTACTCCGGAAACAATCAGATCGTCAATAATTACCTCGAAAGTCTTCCGCTTCGCATAGTCCTCAAAGGCCCGATGGCCTCCCCCTATGTTTCTATCCAAAAAATCGATGAAGATGGTGCGGTGGAAACCGAGCCATATTCCAGGATTCAATTCGCCGATGGGGTCTCCATAGCCGCCAACGAGACGATAACCATCGACGCTTTCAATAAAAAAATTTATCTCACTTCCACTAACGAATCGACTGGATCGGTAACCGTCACAGACCTGTTTAATTCCGTTTCGAAATCATATGACGCCTTCCTTTTCGCCAAGCCGGGCTCATCCAAGGTTTCGGCATCATTGTCTGATTCGAAATCCGAGTGCGAAATATTCTTTGTGAGGTATGTTTTATGATGGGCACGGGTTTCATTTGTCTTTATGATCATTCCTTCAAAGCACTAGGCACTTGGACTCAGCACGTTGCCAAGGAATGGTCTTTGACAAGAAAAGCATTCGAAGCCGACGATTTTACCGCGACATGCTCCGATTGGGGCAATTCAAAGAACGCCTGTTTCGTTGGCTTGCACACCCCTTCTGGAACCTTGGAATACATTGCCTTTTGCGGGATTCCGGTAACGAAGGGAAAACTAACCACGGTCACCGGTTGCGACTGTCGCCATGTCTTCAACCAAGACATCCATGTCTGTCTAAATAAGCAAACGACGAACGGATCCTATTCAATCCTGGATTGCCCTTCGTTGTTCTCTTATTTGCTCAAAGGCGTTTTCGCGGAAAACGGAATATCGCTTGGCATCGATTACGAGATTGATGTAAGCGATACCGGTTTTTGCGCATGGAATGAGGCCGCGATTGCTAGGGAGTCGTCAATTTCTAACATTTGGGATTTGATCCAAAAATTCAACGCCGTCTATAACACCGTCATGACCGTTGAATGGTCGGTTGATTCGGGAACCAATGTTTATTCGCTCAAATTCGTCGTTAGGCGGATCTATCAAAGCAGGGCACTGAAACTCTCTGATTACGACATCGTCATGAAGCTCAACCAGAACACCATCAACCGCGTCGTCGCCTCCGATGGGAGCACATCGGTTACCTACTATCTTTACAACGACAATTCGGTAGGGATGACTTTCGATTCGTCAAAATGCCTCTTCCCTCCGAGAATTTTCACGATAGTCGATGAAGACATTGACAAAGCCAAGGCTAAGGCAATCGAAAAATTAAACGACAACAGATTCCAGGACAGGGTAACCGTTGACAGAACGACGAAACTGGGGTCGACCCTGTCCGATTTAAACTTCACATACTTCGGCGATCTGGCTGGTTACAACGCTGCAGATTTGTCCACCTCGAAAAGGCTTCCAGTCTCTGCCGTTAAAACTGATTCAAAAGGGATGAACAAAATCGAGTTCGGAAGATTGAGCGACTATTGGTTTTTGGAGGAATGACAATGGCACTTACCTTGTTGCGGAAAAATAACTCAGACCCAATCACGGCTTTCCATGACTCTTTGTTATGGCACTCACTGCTTGGAACGGGAGTTTTGGATTCGGCCTATGACGGATTCAAAGGCAATGTCTCATCCTCGTCTTTCAGCATTTCATCGGGCCTTATCGTCTTCGGTGGAAGGCTGATAGAAATCACAAAAGGAACGTTTTTGACTCTCGACACCAGCGAACTGACTGGTCTTGCTTGTTTCGTATACCTCTCGGTTACGATCTCTTCAGACGACTCGGCCAGCTCGGTTTCAATCTACGCTTCAGCAGAGAGCAATTTGGCCACACAAAAAACACCAGTCGACGGGGTTGGCACATTCGTTTTGCTTCTTTTCTCTTTCAGCAAGCAAACCGGAACGGTGTCCGAGCTATTCAAGCGCATTATGCCGGGAATCGCCCTCAACGCCGTTAACCTCTTGGGCGGTGGATACATAAACGGCATCAAATTCTCCGACATCTTTCTTTCCGATATGTCTGGCGTCAAGTACGCCTTGGAATCTGACGTGGCCGCCGAGGCGGATGGTTTCGTTGGTGGATCAAAGAACATCGTGAAGAGCAATCTCTATATGCCAAATAGAGGAGTTTACCTTCTTCAGGACGCCATCTTGGTCAATATCGAAGGGGTCACCCTGAACGCAGGAGAAACGCAGAACTTCGCCTTCATCAATTCTGAAAGCCTTCAGCAAGGAGAGGATATCGTGGAAGTCGACTATACACTTAACGGCGGAAACACCATTCGAAAAAGCGGCCAATTCGCAGATGACCTCTCATCGAGCCATACAGCGACTTCGTTCATGATAAACGGAGGGGTTCATATCTTGATTTTGGCCAGCCAAAAGAAACTTCAACTCATTAACAAAAAGAGCAATCCCCTAACCATAACAAGCCTGCGGGTTGACGCGCTGTGCTTCGGAGGATCGGTATGACCGTTCGGATAGTTAACAAAAACGGAAATGCACGACAATCGTTCATGGATTCGGCGATTTTCCATTTCGGGAAAGGGCCTGATAAGAACGAAAACCCTTACGGAATCATAAGATCGGAAGTCTCGGACCCCTTTTCCATGAGGTTTGACCAAGCGGCTCTTACGGCCTATCTTGAGCCAGGACTTTTCGAGATTTATGGCAGGGATATCGAACTAGATTCCGAGCAATTGGTCTATGATTTCCATTCGACATCCGAATCATCGGTTATGTTTTGCACAGTTTACATCTCGATCAACTTGGAGGACTCGACTAGGCAAAACGCGACAATAGGCATCGACATCAGCGGCGGGAATTTTAAGAACTTCGCCGCCTCGGGAATTCAGGATAACATCCTTCATTTGACTCACGGTGTGTTCCAGGCGCCGGTTTGCCGCTTTAAGTACACCCCTTCGTTAAGCTCGCCATTCTCCGACTTCGAAAAGGTTGCTTCCGTTTTGGACGACCAATCCCGTTTCGCCGTAAGAAACCTAAGAAAAGGGGACACCATAAGTGGGGTGCCGGTCGAGAGCATTTTCAATGGAAACAAGGCTATCAAAGCATCGAATTCGGAATCCTTGGCCATCTACAAAGCCAACGGAAGCAGCGGTAAGGACCTCAAAGGTTATAGCCACGCCGCTGTTGCCAAGGCGTTTGGGACTGGACTAAACGCCAATCAAATCGATTCGTCTATAACTGGTCTCTACACGGTTAAGCGCGTGAAGTTGTGTGACATCGATGGAAACTTCATGGGTTCGGATTGCAACATTGTCAAAGACGTGAAAGTCGACTTTGAGCACCTGGATAGAGTCATCATGTTTTTCTCGCATGCGAAGCTGAAGGGTCATGGCGAATACTATGAGCGCGGAATAGCCACCTTTGGAATCATGAATTGGGCAAAAGGCGACGCCGAAGTTCAATTCGACTTGACCGATTATGAAATCAGCGGTTCAAATCTAGTTTCAACTGGTCTTTCGGTTTTCTTAAGGGGTTCTTTCGAAGCGACTGGGAATCCAATTATGAAAAGCCTTGGTTTCAAATCCAATGAGAATACTCTCAATGACCAGTTCCTTTCAATTTGGATTAGATTGGGCCCTTATCAATTTTCTCAACACGATTTCGGCAAAATAAGCATCACGAAACTGGGGGACCACTATGCTAGGTTTTCCGCGAAAGGGAACCCTAATTCTCCGGTTTATAACCAATGGTATCAATTCGCCGACTGGCGATGGTGGCAATACATGGCTCTAACCAACATCGAAGGGTCCGGAGAGATATATGCGGATTTCATTTATAAAGGGGAGGTTGACCTATCATGAGATTAGTGGAAACGAAGAATTTGGCTCCAGGAATGACGCCCGATATCGGAGCGGCGAGAAATCGGATCGGCTCACGTGGGCAGAACGGTGCGATTTTCGGATTCTCTTTGAGCAACGTCAATGGCGTTGTCAAGGCGTCAAAAGGACTTTTATCCGTGCAAGGATTCACTTTTGAGGTCTTGGAAACGGAGGACGTCTTCGACATAGCCTCCTTCTCGGTGTCCTCCACGGAGACCTATATCATCTACTTGGCGGTAAGCTTCAACGCTTCGACGCGGGACGTTTCTTCTACTGTCGAATGCTACAAGGCATCGGTTACGAAAAGCAACGTGTCAATCGAACAGGGGCTGACTGGCACCTATTTCTACCCATTGGCCAAATTCGTCAAAAACGGACCGACGATCGTTTCTTTTGAGTCATCCGTTAAGGATATCAGCAACTCCGGAACAGGAACCAGCGTGGTCGTCCCTCAACCGACCCTTGCCATCGTCAATACTCATGCATCTCATAGCGGGGTGAAAAGCGTTGTGAATGGTTGGCTTATGATCGGGAATGTCCTGGAGTATTCGTCGCTAGCCTCCTCGTATGATGTTCAGTTCGTCTTTTTCCGAAAACTTCAGAAGGCACATACAAGGTCGGCTGAACTCCTTTGGACAACGAGAACGATGTGGTGCGAGAGCTCTAGATCCGGTAATTCCGGAATCGGGAACTTCTCAAAACTCACGGTTGGATACAACAATTTGACGTCAGTGATAATCAGCGGATCGACATTCCAGACGAAAAAATCGGTTTGCCCAATCTCCGAAATCATCTCCGCGGCTTTCTATTTGAAGGCCACCGGGGGAACGAAATCCCCTGTCGTTGAAGGATGCAATCCGGCATTGATTAGAGCAACCCGAAGCCACAATGCCGGAACCAGTCGAGGAATAAGGCACAACTTCCTGGAATTCGCCTATAAAGTTCGCGTCTTCTCAAACGGAGTTCTGATCGGCGAGAGCGCGTTGTCGAATTCCGTGATCGTCATACCTAACGTAAAAGCGAAACAAGGAGGTGTGTTAGGAAGATACTTCACAATCAAATGCATTTGATTGATTCATAGGGCTCTCTTGCGCCCCAATTCGTGGCCTGCAATCGGCGTCTGATGGAAATCTCGCCTGTGCTTGACGCGACTATTGAGCCTGCTGTCGCGGCGCTATTGACATGAAGTGGGGCACAAGAGAGTCCTAAAAATAAAAAAAGCAAATTTCAATCGTTTGATTATTACCAACACCAATATTCCATTACCTAAAAGGAGGAAAACAATGGAAAAAACCTTAGAATTACTACTTCATGAATCCGGGGAGCTTCTGCCTATCAACGATGGGGCCAGCCTTGGCCTTGAACTTGAAAGCGGAGCGACAACCATTCAGGTCGATCTTCCAAAATCTGCTTATGGAAATAAGCACTTTCTTGAGTTCGTCAAACCCGACGGAACCACCCTTTCGACTTCGGCTCTTAGCGAAAACACATCCGACTCAGGAGTTCACTACGTTTCTCTTGCCGTCTCCTCTCTCATCAACGACCAAACGGGGAGAGTGAGGATGCAATATGTCGGAAGAAGCGGAACCGATCTATCTCTTGTCCAGAAATCAAACGTTGTCCCGCTTGACGTCGATTCTAGTATCAACGCAAGCGCCTCCATCGAGTTGATCGACCCGGACTTTATTTCCTGGGCAATCAATCAGATATCGCTTCTTACCAAGAAAGTCGGCGGCCTCGACGACGACCCGACCGACGATCCGGCCACCAAGGAAGAGCTCAAGGCGGAATCGGACAGGGCGAAGGCGGCTGAGTCCGCCAACGCCTCGGCGATCGGGGTGAATTCCAATGCTATCTCAGCCGAAGCCATTCGCGCCACCGGGGTCGAGGCCGGGCACGCCAGCCGCATCAAGACATTAGAAGATCTCATCGACTCGAACATGTTCTTCTACGGGGCCAAGTTCTACGACGGCGACACGTCCGGCGAGCGCCTCGGGGCCGCCATCGGCCTTCAGGCCGGCGTCAACGGCGAGCCGAACGACTTCGACCACATGCCCCTTTACAAGGACATCACAACCTACACCGATCCCTCCGGAAACAAGATCGTCAAGGTCGGGAAAAGCTTCTACCACAAGAGGTTCCACGGCGGGACACCGGGGCAGTCCGGCTACTGGTTCGCCGAATGCATCTCGCCGTTCCAGATCGACCCCTCGTGGGGCCTACATGACGCCTTCGTTGACAAAAACGGGGCGGACCGGGGCTTCTTCACGATCGGTCGCTACATGGCCTCGGCCAACGCCGGCGGGACGAAGCTCGTCACCGTGTCCGGGGCGCTTCCGAAGACGTCGCTGACGCCGACCCAGGCGAGGGCCTTGGCCGCCGCCGGAGGGGCGAAACTCTGCGAGAACCGAAAATTCGACGCGCTCGGGCTCCTCTTCAGGATCGAGTTCGCGACGAACGACGGCCAAAGCGTCTTCTCCGGTATCAGCTACTCGCTTTCCATCTACCCGACCGACCAGCCTGCGCGCCAGCTCGGCGATACCGGCAACACCGTCGTCTGCTCCGCCGCGGACAACTTCTCGGGGGACGAGGCCGAATGGGCCAAGGCCTTCGGGGTCGGGACTCCGATCAACGTCTGGGACGACAACAGCGGCGGGTTCGTCGGGGAGGTCGGCAGGCACGTGACGGCGATATCCTTCGTCGACGGTGTGAACCCCGACGGCGGAGCCCCGGAAAGAAGGGTGCAGGTCACCATCAGCGGATCGCCCATCAACCTTCTCGACACGACCGAGTACTACGCGTGCGTGCAGAACTTCAGCCCCATCACGGGGCAGACCGACTCCTTCGCCGGATCCTCTTCCGAGGACGCGGCCAGATACAAGGGCATCAGGACTTTCTCCTATCGGGGGGTGGAGAACCTCTGGGGCCTCTTCTGGCAGTTCGCCGACGGCGCCTGCCACGTCATCCACAACGCGCCGACCTCCGCCGGATGCTCCACGAAGAGGTTCGAGTGCTTCGATCCGGCCCATTACGACGAGATCGCCAACGCGTTCGTCGGCAACACGGAGAGGGCGTCCCTCCTGATGCCTCACTGGGAATGCGTCTACACCTATCAGGGAAACAACGCCGGCCCGAACGGGTACATCCGCGACTTCGCCGACACGCCCGTCTCCGGCCACTACGGCATCGATGTGTCGCTGTCCTCCGCGGGAAGCAACGTGAGCTTCGTCCCGGACTACGCAACGATACCCAGCGCGAACACCAACCCGATTGAGCAGGAGCGCCTTTGCGTCTCCTATCGCGGCGGCGGCGCCAGCGACGGGGCGTACGGCGGTCCTTGCGACCTGTACGGCCTCAGCGACCCGAGCGACGCTGATCCGTACTGCGGGTTCCGGCTTTCTTACGATCCTTCGTGAGAGGTTCCGTCAAGGGGACGCCTCCCCTTGACATAGGAGAACAGGGCGCGTCGCGTGCATAAGGTTCCCTCCTCTCCGAATCGCGGCGGCAACGCCAACAACGGGGCGAACGACGGTCCTTGCAACCTGAACGGCAACAACGACCCGAGCAACGCTGATCCGAACTACGGGTTCCGGCTATCTTGATTCGATCACGGCACGCGCCGTCCTCGCCGAGCGCGAAAATAGGCTATTTAAGGGGCCGGCTGGTAGGCCGAAAGGCTCGAAAACCGGCTTAAGCCAAAGAAAGGACGAACGATGAAAAGAAAAGGAAACCTCATGAGGGGGATGCTCGCCGACGCGGCAGTCCTCTCGGCCATCGAGAGCGCCGCCAAAGGCAAAAGGAACAAACCAACCATTGCCAGACGCCTCTCCCGCCTCGAAGACACGGCCTCCCAAATCAAGTCGCTCGTCTCCTCCGGGAGTTTCTCCCCTTCGCCGATGCAGACCATGAGGATCGTCGAATGCGGGAAGGAAAGGATCATCAGCAAACCACCTTTCTTCCCTGACCAAATAATCCATTGGCTGGTCGTCGACCAGCTGAAGCCCCTCCTCATGAGGGGGATGGAGAAAGGCGTCTGCGGGTCCGTCCCCGGTCGCGGGGCCGAAGAGGCCAAGAGGCTTGTCAGGGGATGGATCGTCCACGACAGGAAAGGCACCAAATGGTGCCTCAAGATCGACATCCATCACTACTACCAGTCCATCGACCGCTCCGTCCTGTTCGGGAAAGTCGGGAGGCTGGTCAAGGACCCGTGGATGCTCAGCCTCGTCGGTAAGCTGATCGGCGGGCCGGGCATCGGGATCCCGATCGGGACCTACTGGAGCCAATGGATGGCCAACCTCTACCTCCAGTCCTTCGACCATTTCGTGCACGAGGGCCTGAAGATTGCCCATGAGGTCCGCTACGTCGACGACGTCGTGGTCTTCTCCCCGAACCGCAGGCAGCTCATGAAAGCCCAAAAGGAGATGGCCGCCTTCCTCGCGAAGGAGGGCCTCGAGATGAAGCCGAGCTGGTCGGCGTTCCGGACATCCGAAAGGGACGTCGACTTCGTGGGCATACGCTTCCATGGCAACGGCAAGACGTCGATCCGCAAGCGGATCTGGCGAGAGGCCAGGCGGACCGTCCTTCGGATCGGGCACCACGGCCTCGGGGCCTCCAGGGCCCGCAGGCTGATGAGCTACAACGGGTGGTTCCAAGGGACCAACAACTTTGTGATCAAGACCAAATACCTCGCGAAGATCGACATGAGGGCCGCCAGGCGGAAGATCGCCGAGGCGCCCGCAAGAAAGCAAATGCCCAGCGAAAGGAGGGCAAAAGCATGCAGAAACTGAAAGCCGAGTCGTCCGTTTCCCCGAAGCCAAAAGTGGTTGGGAAGACCTTCGTCGACATCAACGCCAACGTCAGGCAGGTCACGAAGACTCTGGGCAAGGGCCCGACCGCGACCGCGACCGCGTCTACCGTCTACGCCTACGACGTCGAGCGCTATACCATCCAGGAATACATCGCGAAGATCTCCGACGAGTCGGCGGCCTCGGCCACCGCCGTTGCGGAGCTGTCCGACCTGATCCTGACAAAGGAGTGAAAAACTTATGCAGCAAAGCTACGAAGGCATAGCCAGAAACTACGCTAACCTCGTCGAGAAGGGCTTAAGGACCCTTGATTCGATCAAGAACACCCTGGTGCGCCAGCGCGTCCAGGAGATGGTCGAGGAAGACGCGAAGAAGGGGGCGGATCCCCAGCCTATGACTACGAGATGAGACTTTAGACGAAGATGAGCCGTTGAAATTCGTTTCCTATAAAAAGCGGGGGTGGAGCCATCACTTTATAGGAGGAATCCAAAATGGATCCTAATTCATTCTTCCAAGCCGTAGTATCCTTCATTCAGAAGTACGGTCTGCTTGCCATCGTCTGTGGCCTTGTCGTCGCTCTAATCACGGAGGCGATCAAAATTCCGATCTATCGGGCCGGAGTCAAGTACCAAGAAAAGACCGGGATCGACAAGAGCGGAATCACTTGGCTAATCACTCTCGTAAGCCTTGCGATAAGCTTCTTCATCGCTTTTCTCGTCTGCTTCTATTTGGCCAAGTGGAATTACGCAGATCTCGATTGGGCGAATGTTGGCTTGAAAAGCGCTGCCATTTACACAACTGCAACAGCCGAATACGAGGTGTTCAAAAAGATTATCAAGGCAGCCCAATCTCTCAGCGCTGCAAACAAAGCCAAGAAAATCGCATCCGAATCATCTTCGCTCATCCAATCCGATCCCAGCCTCACTGTTCCGGCTGTCGTTCAGGAAAAAGCTTCAAAAGGGGTTGAGGTAGCCGTCACGCCAAAAGCGGCAAAGAAAGAGGAAGGGCCTAAGCCTGGCGGCCAAGGTACCAAATCCTTGCTCTAATTGAGGGACAAGCTGGATAAGACGTGGTCTCTCCACGTCCGGAGAGGTTCCATCTTCTGGCGAATCCGAAGACGGTGGTGGATGTTCGCCTACGGGCTCTGTGGGCTTCTAGGCATCGACATTGCCAAACTCGACCCCAAATGGCTCAGGGAAGCCAAAAAGAAGGCAAGGAGCCGCTCTTGGTAAAGGAGTGGCTTCTTTCTGGTGAACTTCTCTTTTTATGCCAAATTTATGCTATTTTTATGCCAGACAAAAACAAAACCCCGACATCATCGGGGCTTTTTTCGATCTGGAGCAAGTGACGGGAATCGGACCCGCGTATTTACCTTGGCAAGGTAATGTTCTACCATTGAACTACACCTGCATCACGCTGTAGGCGCGTTGACTATTATAGGGAATGGGAAAACTCTATTCAAGTGGAAGAAGCAACTTCGTTGCCTTATAATTCCATCGGTCTCCAAAGGAAAGAAAAAACATGGCAGATGTTAACGATTTAGCGGAACTGTTGTTCCCCGATGTGACAAAGACGATCGACGATCTCGAAAAGGAATTTCCGCCTCGGGTTCTCCCAGAAGGCGCCCAAGTAACCCGTTTCGCCCCATCTCCGACCGGTTTTTTGCATACCGGTTCACTCTTTACCTCTTTGATTGGCCACACCATCGCCAAGCAATCCAAAGGCGTTTTCTTTTTCCGTCTTGAAGACACCGATACCAAACGCACCATCGAAGGCAGCGGCAAGGA